ATGCTAATAGGGTCAATTAATTATAAATATGACCCTCCAAGTACTACCTCCAGATTTACTGGAGCAATCTAAAGATAGAATTGAAACTAAGGAACCACAACCCTACTGGAAACCTTCCTCACTTAAAGACGGTGAGTCTGAAGAGTTCCGATTGCTCGGCTGTTACGAGACCGGGCACGCTGTTACAGGTTGGCAGTATGCAAGTGAAGCACGCACTGGTGGCGGTGAACTCCGCTTTAACGGTTACGTTGTTACTCGCACTCACCCTGGGCAGCCTGATGACCTGGCTCGTGAAACCGACTGGTCTAAACCTGATCGACCCAAAATCGATGGTACTTACGTCAAGCCAAGGAAGTTCCTTGCCTGGGTAGCTACCTCCGCAGCTCGCGGTCGCTTNGAAGTTCTGTTCATTGAGCAGAAGTCCTTGCGAGAACAGCTTACTGAAATCCTTCAAGAGATTGAAGACTACACCTGGACTGATGAAGGCCTTGCCAATTTCTCAATTAAGATTAGCCGCAAAGGAGCTGGCTTGGAAACTAGCTATAGCATCCTGCCGAAAGTCCGTAAGGTCCCCTGCCAAAATCCAAGAGCAGTGGAAATCGGAACGTGATTCAATCTGGCTGCCGAACTTCTTTGACGGTAAAGACCCTTTCGATGGCAAGCAGACTGATGCAAAAGGTCTCCCTGCTGGGGGTACNGACAAGCGAGGAAGTACTGTAATGCCCAAAACTAAAACTGAAACCTTTGATAACACCGAGGAATTTTAATGTCTAATGTAAATACTGATGGCTTGCCACCTGAAATGCAAGCTCGCATCGCTCAAATCATTGAGGGTGCAAAACAAAAACACTCTGAAGCTCCTGCTCCTGCAGCACAAGCGCCTGGTCCCCTCGCGACAGCGCCGGTAAAGCAGCCTACGCTGATGGATCACGTGCTGATGCTTCGGCAAGAAGTTGCTCAACTTCAACAACAGCAGCAAGCAATTGCTCAAGTTGTAGATGCAGTGGGTCAAGCGGTGGGTCAGCTGTATGCGATGTTTCAAAGCCAAACCGAGGCTTCAACTTATAGCTCAACGTTTGAAGCGCAACAGCATCAAGANATGATGGAACAAGGTGACTACTGAACAGAGTAAGCCGTATCGTATTCAAACTCCTGCCGGGTATCGCAAGTACTTATGTTCAGGATTATATATGCCGTCAGTCACTACTGTACTCTCGGCAACTGAAACAGAAAAATCTAAGAAGAGCTTACGCACCTGGCAACAAAACAATCCGGGTGCGTTAGAAGCAGCAAGCACTCGTGGCTCTGCTATTCACCTTGGATGTGAGAACTATCTACGCGGTTTAGATCCTGATGTTCCTGAGGAGTATCAGGATTTTTGGAATGGGATTACACAATACCTCGATTGGTTTGATACAATTCACTGGTCGGAACGTCCGCTTCGTCCTGACTGGCATCACCTTCGTAGTGATGACCGAGAGGTTGCTTATGTATGGTCAACAGAACATATGTATGCTGGTTGCCCTGACTTGATTGGAGAGATTGGTGGTGTTAGAGTTATCGCTGACTTTAAAACTAGCAACGCTCCCTATATGACTTCTTTCCCTGAAAGAGGTGACCGTGCAGGGTTCGGAGGCTTCAGGAAATATCAAAAGTGTGCTCAACAAATGGCTGCTTATCGGCTAGCACTCAAAGAACGCACTGGATATGACTGTCAAGTCGCCTTGATTATTGTCTCTACACCTGAGACTACTCAAGGTATATTTATCGACACTGACCAAATGGATCGGTTCGAAGTTAAATTTATAAAGCGGTGTCAACAATTTCACAGTATGGAGGATGGTGAAGATACTCAAAGTAGCAGTCAACAAGAACTGTCAGAACAAAGAGAACCCGCAGCTAGTAGCTAAGGGTTGGAAGAATATATTTGTTGATGTTGAGTGGTTGATGAAGTGGGTAGCTGCTGGCTATGGCTGGTGTGCTACCCATTTTCACGAGCGCTATCGTCGCGCAGACAATGCAGCCGGCAGCAACCTTATCGTTATCGACTTCGATGGCGACACAACGCTGGATGCTTTCTGGAGTACCAGAACTGCAGAGGATTGGTGCACTGCAACCTATACATCAGCTAGTCATTCAGAGCAGGAGCATCGGTTCCGTGCTCTGTTTGCTTTAGGTAAAGACCTAGAGAGTACAGCTCAGCACCGTGGTGCTTACTGGCTCGTCGTCAATCGCCTGCTTGCAGAGCTAGGCCTTGAGGAACTCAAAGATAACTGCGGCCAAAAGCCTGAGCGGCTCTGGTATGGCAGCACTGATTGTACTTATCGTATCAATGATGGGGCTATGGTCCCTGACTTTCTCTTAGAAGATATTGATTACGAAGAGCACACAGACTTCGTTGCTTCCAACTGTGAAGACATCGACGTCAAGCGCTGCCAGTGGCTGCTAGAACACTTCCTGAGGCCCTCAGAAGATGATGAGTACGAGAGCTACTACGTACCAGTTATGGCCGCTTGTGCGGGCGTAGGTACCGTAGTCTTTGACCAGTGGGTTGCCTGGGTACTTAAAGGTCACCACGGTGATAAGCCTGAGAACATTTTGCCATTTAAATGGCGAGGTCTCGGTAGATATGCAGGTCACACTAAACTGTACTCACTTGCTAAGAAGCAAGACCCCAACTGGACTAGTCACCTGCCTGCTGAACTACGGTTTGGTGCTGCAGGTGGAGCCGTTGGTTACACAGAAGCTGACCCGCTTGTCAGCTTTGACAATGTTATATCACACGCAAAAGGAGAAAAGATGGAGTTTGAACCAGAGCCGTTACCAGATGCTCAGAAGGTTAAACCAAGAGGTCGTACTAAGAAATCAAATGAAGACGCAGCGAAAGAACGTGAGTCTGATGTAGAGAAAGTCAAAAGTATTTTGACTGACCTACGTCGTAATCGTTTGACTAATTCAATTGAGTACGACCTACCTAACGGTACGGTTGCTCAGCTTGAAGGTAATGACCTTGACTTGATGACTACCAAGCTCGCTTGCGAGAACGGTATCTTCATTCCTGAGCCCACGTATCAAGAGTGCTATTCAGTACGCCGCTCTTAAGAACGGCTACTGTCCCATCACTCGGTACCTAGACCACTGCGCTGCTCACGCTAAGCCTCACGCTGACTGGGACCGCATNGGTGAAGTCTTCCTAGGCAATAGCCAACCGCTTGCAACCATAGCGATGCAGCGGATGATGATTGGTGCAGTCGCTCGTGCCTACAAACCTGGTGCATCTATGTCCTGGCTACCCATTCTTGTGGGTGCTCAAGGCGTAGGTAAGTCAATGTTTGCACGCAACCTTGTACCGACTGACCTGTTCTCTGAAATCACCACGCCTCTTGAGACGTTGATGAAAGAGCAGTACAGGCTTCACGTTGCTTGGNTGCTTGAGCTACCTGAGATTGATAACTTCTTCAGTATCAGGAACATTGAGAACTTCAAGAACCTTGTGACTAGCAGGGTGGATGAGGTGCGTTATCCATACGCTTCTCTACCTTCCAAGCTGCCACGGCGGTTCGTGATGATTGGTACCACCAATCGTAACCAGTTCCTTGTAGATAGCACAGGCAACCGTAGGTTCGTACCNCTTGAAATTGCAGGAGGATTTCAGATACCTTGGAAGCAACTTGCTGAAGAACGTGATAGTCTATGGGCGGCAGCAGTGATGGCTTACCGCGATGGTGTTGGCTATGAGTTCAACAGCGGTGAGATTGCATCTATTGCTGAATACATTATGCAGTTCGGTGACCCTGACCCTTGGCTAGATAAGATTGCTTCTTATCTTTCCATACGAGAAGAAGTTACCGCTGCTGATGTGCTTACGCAGGCGTTGGATATTGACCCGCGTAATCAAGGCAGACGTGAGAGTAGACGTATCGTTGACGTCCTCCAATCTCTTGGATGGCGACGACTAATCACTACACGTAAGGACCCAGCCACTGGTAAGTCCAAGTCAATTCGACTGTGGCAACGGCCTAAGGATGACCCACTGCCTGAAGGAAATATCCTTAACGACTTCTAATCTCACTACATACACATTTAGGTATTAATATGAAGACAACTGATATCAAACTTGGGCTGCGTGTCCGTGTGCTTACTAACAATATGACTGCTCTAGTCGTAGGTAAGCCTGAGTATTACACTCCACGAGCAAAGCTAGTCCGAATTAAATATGAGAACAGTACTCGCTATGAGTATATGATTAACCACCAACTTGAATCACTTCCAACAGAAGAACAGTATCCAGCTAATGGTGGTAACTATGTAAAACCAAAAGGAGATTTCTAATGGCCGAAGCTCAGCCCAGTAAGAAGCGCGGAGGACACGCCTACGGTAGACGTGTTATGCAAATGTCTAACACTGCAGAGGAAGGTGAACTGTGTATCTATCACGGTCACTCACTTGGTAGATTTTCTACGCACTCNATGCGATTTGATAGTCACCAAGCCTGCGTCCGATGCGTAGCTGGTGCTAGAGAAGGTCGNATCTCCTTTGACATTGACCGCTTGCTTAAGAAGCACAGGCAGAAAGCCTTGAAGTTCTGGGCAAGTGTTGAGATAGGTGCACCAGATGAGTGCTGGGAATGGCGTGGTTGTATCAACAAACGTACAAAGCAACCACAGTTCGCTTGGCGTAGGCCAGAACTCAGCAGCTCAACACAACACCACCCACAGCGTGTGGCTATGTGGTTCAGTTGGGGTGACCTTGGNTACTCATCTGTNAAAACTACCTGCGGTAATAAGTATTGCTGCAATCCTTTCCATCTAATCCCTCAAAAGATTGGTGTATTTGTAGACCAAGATAGCTATTACGTAAAGACTTTGAACTGGCTTGCGAGCTGCATACATTGAAGCAGCAAGTCGGTGAATACGTGATGGAGAAAGCACTTCGGGAGCAAGAGAAACTTGCAGAGATTGATAACCTGACTGAACGTGAGGCATTAATCTTAAACCCTGACACTCTCTATGCTGATAAGTTTGAATCTGTAATGACTGATATCTTAGAAGGAAGGCACATCTCACAGTCAAACCTGAACGGTATGGGATTGCATCAAGGACCTACGGATCATCTGCTTGATGATGAAAACCCCACGGAAGACTATTAATTTACTTATCCTTATTAGAGAGTCATTGAACTATGTCTAGAAAAACAGATCTGATAAAACAACTCGTTGCTTCAAATAAATTTGGCAAAGAGAAGGAACAAGAGCAGCAATTCCTTTTGGCAACTGCTGAGCTTATCCTCTCAGATATGATTGACATTGCACTGAAAGGTATTGAAGAGCAAGGGGCTGGTTCCCTTGTAATCAATTTGATTAACGACTCGTCAGTCTTTATGTCTGGTCACGCAATTGAATTTGATATTGCTGTAGCTGAACGTGAAAGTGACGAGGAGATTCTTAAGTTCCTGCGTGATCTAATGGAAGAGGTAGATGACAATGACTGGTCTAATAATGTCTTAATTACCTTGATTAGTGATGCTGGAACAAGAACATTTGTTGTCGAAGCAGGTGGGAGCCAAGAAAGCCTCCGAGCGCTCGCAACAGAATTTACAGGATAAGCTCAAGTCACAAGGATTAAAGCTACCGCTTTACCCTACGCCTCAGCTTATTGAACGCGCTCGTCAGGTGATGGGCAGTATTGACTACGACCCCACTGCCGATGCTGTGCAGCAGGTTCTAGTAGACGCCACGTCTGTACCTGGCGTTGAAACGAACCCGCTTACAGAGCACTGGCACGGCAACGTGTGGGTGTCACCTAAAGGTGCAGTACGCAACACCCGACTGTGGCTCAATAAAACGATTAACGAGTACCGTAACAACTACATCAAAAGCTTTGTATTCTTTACGAGTGCTTCTGAAATCGTACGTGCCACACCAGTCATCTGGGATTACCCAGTCTGCATCCCCTTCCGTAGGGTGAAGCAATTGCGTGCAACACCAAGCGGCTTTGAATCTGTATGCCCTAGCACTTGGAACGTGCTCATCTATGGCCCACCACTTGAAACTACCATCAGCGATATCGATAAGATTACTTTGTTCTACAACACCTTCCGTGATGTAGGCAGGATTATCTACAACGAATACGCAGGAGACAACTGGGCTAAAGACTTAGAGTACTTCGAAGAGCACAGGGGAGATGTCTGATGTCAAAGAATATCTCCTCTACATATATGATTCAACTCCCGTCTGGTAATCAAGTACATCCCTCTAGGCTCATTCACCGTGATGGCACACTGATGTGGAAGCACGCCTTGCTAAACAACAATGTGCTATCTGTACCTACTGAACCTGCAGTAGAGATGCACATAATAAAAACTGCTCAGCGCCTGGAGGAACTGAACAGTTGGGTGTCTCTTAATCTTGAGCCTTGGGAATGTCTTATGCCTACTGCTTGGTACGACCCTAGTATTGACGAGCTTGCTANCGGTATCTCACTTTACTTCAAGCACTTCTCTAANAGTTCTATCAACACTTACGAACTTCTTCTGCCACATATACAAGACTATGAGACGCTAGAACTACGATGGGATCAGCTATATTTCAAGCGCTGTTAATGCGCTCTAGCGAGCGCTTTAATATCATAGCGAATCAATAAGCCGGTTTAAATACCAACGTGCCTTCTTCAAATCTTCTGCAGGGTCATCCTTCAGCCAGACACGGAGAAGGTATTTGAGTACCTGCCCGTGCAAGAAACCAGCAGACACTGATGGTGCATCACAGATAGCTTCTTCAATTGTGACGATAGCTTCTTGACTACCTCGTGTGTAATGAGACGGATGCTCTACCCTGTCATCTTGTCCTAATGCTGATTTAAAACTAAGCACGTTATCTTCATAGTTATTCGCTTGGTTCCACATATCATATTCTTGATACTCTTTTGAAAACTTTTCGTAATCCATTAGTCTCACATTCACTCTTTGCACTACCTAATATAGAAACAAATAGCTTATTGTGTGACTATGCCAAGCCCAAAAGGTGACCCGACTTATATAAAAAACAAAGAACAATATTTTATTGACCTCGCTAAAGCTGTTGGTGCAGCTTCTACACATCCCAAAGCACCTGGTGGGTGCATCGTCGTACGTGACCGAGAGATACTTGGTGACGGACGCAGCATCCTGACGCACAGCAAAGTAGAGATTGACTGTGTTGCATATGCCATTGCCGCTGCAGCCAAACGTGGTACGCCTATGGCTGGCGGAGTTCTCTACACCACACGCTATCCATTCTCTGCATCTATCTTTCAGTGCCACGTTATGGGCATCAGAAAGGTTGTTGTACTTGCACACGAATGGGAGCCCTATTACAAAGATGAGTTCAGACGTTCAGCACGTCTAGCTAGAGAACTATCGATTGCTATCGAACCATACTTTGAAGACGACGACCCAAGATTTTCTATTAATAAACACGATGACAAGCACTTTGACAAAGAACTCTACCCAGATTCAAATCCCCACACACTTGATGAGTATGACCCAGAAACTACAACAGAACACTTCGATGACTAGCTATTTGTTTGACCTTGAGAGCACAGGACTGCTGCGCCGTGGCTCTACTATTCACTGCATTGTGATGCGCAATCTGTCACAATCTGACGCACCTGAGGTGTTTGATTACAAGCCAGAGCGAGCTATCATTCAAGGTGTGAAAGCACTTGAACGTGCTGAAGTACTCATCGGACATAATATTCTTGGCTATGACATCCCCCTTATCAAAGAACAGTTCCCCGACTTCGACTTCCAAGGTGAAGCGGTGGATACCCTCGTACTCAGCCGCCTATTTTATCCCCATATTATTGACAGGGATTACGAGCGGCGGCCTGTTGGTATGCCTCAGAAACTGTACGGTCGCCACTCACTAGAGGCGTGGGGCTACAGACTTAAGTGCTTCAAGGGTGACTTCGGTAAGCACGAAGGTAACTGGGCTGAGTACACACCAGAGATGCTTGACTACTGCATCCAAGATACTGAAGTCACACTAAAACTATACGAACTGCTGCAACGGAGGGCTAATGACTATGCATGATTATATGAAGCTTGAGATGCGAATGGCTGAGCTGATGTCACAGCAAGAAGCTAGTGGCTTCCGCTTTGATATGGAAGCAGCTACCCGTGTTCGCTCTCAGCTTCAGCAAGAGTTTGACGACATCACCAAACAGATACTCTCAACCTATCTGTATGTACCTGGCAAAGTCTTCACGCCTAAGCGTAAGGATGCCAAGAAGGGTTACCACTCTGGTGCTCCGATGACTAAGCTGCTTGACTTCAACCCGACGTCACGTCAGCACATCGCTTGGGCACTGCAGACCTTCCGTGGTGCTCGCTTTACCAAGGTGACTGAGACTGGCAAGCCTAAGGTTGATGAAGCAACCATCTCTGAGATACGTGACACTGCTTTGTCACAAGGCAATCAGCAGCTACACGACGAGTGTGAGCTATTCATCCGCCTGCTTACATTACAGAAGTGGCTAGGTCAGTTATCAGAAGGTGCCAACAGTTGGTTCAATACTATTGAAGACGACGGTTGCATCCATCACAGCTGTACTCTTGCTACGCAAACTTCTAGAAACGCCCACCGAGGTCCCAACCTCGGGCAGGTTGTGAGTGCACCGTGGGCACGTGAGCTATTCATCCCACACCCTGGTCACGTGATGGTCGGTGCTGACCTTGAAGGACTAGAGCTGCGCTGCCTTGGGCACTACCTCAGTAGGTTTGATGAAGGAGCGTTTGCTGAGGTTGTACTCAACGGTGACATCCACCAGCAGAATGCTGACCGCGTTGGATGTACACGTAAAGAGGTCAAGACTATCACGTATGCGTTCATATATGGTGCTGGAGATGTCAAGCTAGGCCATAGCCTTAGCCCTGAGCTATCTGATGCTCAGAAGAAACAACTTGGCGGTGAGCTACGACGTAAGTTCCTTGACGCTATCCCTGGCCTTGAGCCACTGATTGATGCAGTCAAGCAACGTGTACGTTCTAGCGGTCGGATCATTGGTCTTGACCGTCGGCCTATCTTCTGTAAAGCAGAACACGCCAGTCTCAACTACCTGCTGCAAAGCTGTGGCGCGATAATTTCTAAACGATGGGTTGTTATCGGACAAGAATTGCTTGATGAAACAGGGCTTACCTACGACCGTGACTACACTCGCTGTGCTTATGTGCACGATGAGGTTCAGCTTTCTGTTGTACCCCAAGAGGTAGATAGGGTTAAACAGCTGCTAGAAAATGCGGCACCACTCGCTGGTAAGTATTACGACTTTCGTGTACCTATTACTGCATCAGCTGGAAGTGGTAAAAGTTGGCAAGAAACTCACTAATGTTCGCCGTGAACTAGTATAATTTACTACAATTAAGACAAGTGCGTTGAAAGTCTTTTGACTTCGCAAGTAGGCCTGAGGGCTGAAGCAACGGGAATTCATTCACACTTATCGGTACAATCTAATGACTAACATCGAAGCTCGGGCTATCGTAACC